AATTTCTGCATTTATATCTAATACCATTTGATAGTATGTGGACCCATTGTATTCTACACTTGCAAGATTTTTAGTTGTTGTAGTATTAAAGTTGGTTGGTCCACTGATAGTATCAATAGTTACAGGATCTCTAGTTTCAAAATTGTTATCATTGAGTGTAAGATCTAAGATAACATCAGTGTTGAATAAAAATACATCACCTTCAGAACTACTAGTTTTAAGTTGGGGTGGTGTTATTGCACTAGTGGTTGCAAGATCACTTGCTTGGTAATACTCCGTAAATGTTCTATTGCGAACACGGAAGTCTTCCATAAAGCCTTGAAAATAATTACTGTGAGTGCTAGAGATCAACTGTCTACCTAGTGTCATCTCTGGACCTATCAGTAGTTTTACTGCGACATTGTTTGCCTTTAGATTGCCATCTTGGTATATTCTTAACTCACCTTGTCCTTGATTACTTACATAGTCTGGATTGAATGATGTTAAAAAATGTGTCCAGGTATTTCTTGATATACTAGTTGCTCCTGAACTTACATGCACATTGAAGCGGTCAAGTTGAGTATCATAAGTATGATAACCTATTCTCCAATGCACACCAGTATTGCTACCACTATGATCTGGACCATTGTGTATTATAAAAAATGGATTATTGTTATGACTACTATTACTTTCTGTTGACGAATTTGAATTTCTAAAGTCCCATACATATTGATCAAAGCCTAGATATATGTAACCTGCTTGATATTTTGTTATTAGGTCCGCCCAATCACTAGCTGTAGTTGTTGTGTCAGGATCCGACAGCAGTGTCATATCAACAGGAAAACTTGATATACTACCCGATGTTGGTGCTGTTGCTGTCCAATATATCCAATGATCAATAGACCAATTACGATCATAAGGATCATAATATTTGTAATACATTGATTCAGGAGTGTCTAGTTCTGGTTCGTTAGTCCATTCAACTATGGTGTCCCACTGTAACTGTTTGCCAGTATCACTGTTAACTGCTGTTGATGTAAATTGAATATTACCGAAATAATCTGCAGGAACATCTAGATACATGGTAGCACCTTCCCAGTCCTGTTTTGAATTTAGTCCATCTATTGCAACATTGCCTGTGACCTGTGTAATGTTGGTGTTGTGTATGGTAGCATTGTAGTCATCAAATGTTATTGTGACATTGCCTGATAGGTCATCAATAGTTTCGTGTGTGATTGAAAGATGGTTGCCTAGAATATTGCCTGTAGTTTTAGCCCAATCCCAAGTAGGTTGTCTTATCTGAACCTTGGTTCCTTCAGGCTGTATGTGATATACATCTGTGGTAAAGTCTAAACTGCCTTGAGCATAAAGATTTAGGTCACTGAGTGAGTTATATGCCATTATACTACTCCAAGATAATCTACTGTGATATTTCCTGTCTCATTGGTGTTTTCATATGTTACCTGATAACTGACATTGCCTACATTTGATGCATCTGGAGTTATAGTAGCTACTGCGGCCGCATAGTCAACTGCATCTAATATACCTGTTATGGTATAAACACCTGTTGATGGATTTGCTGTTGTCAATGTGTTACGACTGCTGGCTGTTGAATTAAATGCTACTGTGGCACCTGTTGAAGCTGATACATCATACTCTATTTCAATACCTGAACCTGTGAGTGCCCCTAGGGTTCTTACCCAATCCCAAGTCACTGTAGGTGCCTTAAAACTTGCTGTAGGCGTGGTTAATTCAAGTTCTTGTTCAGCTATATCGTAGGTCAATGTAGTTGTGCTGTAGGTGTTTAGTTCAATAAAAGTGCTCATGATGCTGATATCTCACTAGGTTCTAATCCTGCACCATAACGAGTATTAGTCATATAATCATACATAACATCACCTGGTAGTGTCATTGAATTAGTGATAGTAAATTTGAATTCTGGTATATCTGTAACACCTTTGTCTTTGCTGTATTTTACTTTTACTATAGCAAATAATAAATTGTCCATGGTGTGTCTTGTGGTCCATCCTGGCATTATCTGATCTGCATTTTGTAAGCCAAGATTGGTATAGTATTCTGGAACCTGTGGATTTGTTCTGCCGTTGGCGTAGCAATAAACTTCTACCAAGCCATCCATGTTGTAGTTAGCGTTACCTTCTGAGTCTATAGTGTATGCAACCGAGATACCATCAGTATCAAATATTGCTCTTTCACCATTGATAAAAACATCATTGAATATGTATGCACTTGCTGATGAATCACTTAATTTAGTGCCTGTTACTTCACTCAAAGCCACTGCGGCATACAAGGTATTATTGTTATCTTCTAGTCTAACATCAATGATATCACCACTGAAACTACCACTACCATATAGAACAGGTATTTTGTTATCTGTGTTTGGATTTAACTGTAAGCGTGTTCCGCCACTTACTTCTGCATCAAGTCCACTAGTGCTACCACTAGTTTCTAACAGTGTTGATGGTTCTCTATCTTTTAGTCTACTGTATTTGCTAACATCTACTTCACTGTCTTTTGACATTGATTCTGAAATTTGTCTTGACAACAGAGTCAATGCTGATATTCTAGCTACTGCGGCTCCTGTTGTTCCACCAGTAAACCATTTAGCGGCATCTCCTACAAATCCTGTTATATCATCAAAGAAACTCATTTTTTAACAACACCTCCAAAATTAAAATTGCCATTGACCAATGCTGGTATTCTATCAAAACTAGGATCTGCTGAAAAGTCATCTGGATTAGTTCTTCTACCACCACGTTTGTCTCTAAACAGGCCTAGGTTGTTAGCACATTCAAGTTGAATAGTATTTGTGCTGGTGTTGCTGGCTGTAGTCCAGTTTTCACTCTGTGCATAGTTAGTGATTATACCTTTGAATCTAACAGCAGGGTTTTCACTGAGTGTGAGTAAAGCACCTGTTTGACTATCAAAGAATGCTCTAGTAATTTCAATAGGTGATCCTTTTATTTCATAGTCTTGAACCATGTCTACATTGGCCTGTGGCAAACCACTGAGTGTAAGTGTTACTTTTTTATTTGTTGTTGTTAGGTCTGCTGACGGTGCTGTTATGTTTAAGATACTACCTAGAGCAGTGTAAGTGTCAAGTCCTATAGTATATGATTGATGATGACTTGAAAAATTAACAAGACCAAGACCATCCACAGTAATTTTAACAAACATTGATGTTTTGACACTGGTGTGTGAACTTAGATCAATTGTAGCCATTATAAAAGATTCTCATAAAATGTAAATGCACCATCAAACGACACAATGTCTCTATCAATGATAGTCCATGTTGGAAAGTTCATACATATCACTGACCAATCAACTGTGTCACCACTAATTTTTATTGTAGCTGAACCTGCACTTTCTATAACAGGTCTGTTTAGGGTAACTGTGGTTGAAGGATATATAACATCTTCTACTACTTCATATACTGAGTCACTGCCTAACTGTATCCAATCACCTGCTGATAGTGTAACTTCTCCTGAAGTTAAATTACTGCCTGCTGGCACTGTTGACAGTGTTACAGTGTTACCTGTTGTCCATGTTGCACCAAAGCCTGACAAGGTATCACTATCACCTAGATAGTTACCTAACCATGACGCATAGCCTGATCTCTGTAGATTAACTGTTCCTACTGTGTGTCTATCTAGAGCTGACATCTTTGCTAGATAACTACGGCTTGTTGACCAACGCATTCCTGCTGGCATTGTAACTGTAAAACGCCATGTGTCTCCACCTCTTGATGTAGCACGGACTGTGCCATCTCTTGTTATTGTTGATGCCACTGTTGGTTTTTTATCTATTGATATTTCACTTGCGTTATCAAATACCCATTGAAATGCTGTAGTCATTATCTTGCTCCTGCCATTGACATTCTACCTCTTTCACTGAGTGCATACAGAGATTGAGGATCGCTAGCTAAAAGTTCCTGGAAACTTCTTGCGTCAACTGCGTTAATATTATAGTTTACTGTTGTAGATCCACCTCCCATACCACTCAGTGGAGTTACCTGTGTTGGGCCACCAATTAGTTCTGGTCCACGCTCACCTGCAATACCTATTTGTCCTGCTGGTAAGTAACCACCTTTTGCAAAGAAGCCACCAAAGAAGTCACCTATACCACTGGCCACATCACCAAGCACTGTGCCGGCTTTTTCCATAAAGCCACCACCTGAACCGCCACTTCCGCCACCACCAAACACTGAACCTAATACATCACCTATACCAAATCCACCAAATCCACCACCATGACTAAAGTCGCCACCTCCGCCGCCACCTCCGCCAAAGCTGAATACTGATGCAACAGCTTTTGATATTTCTGCTTTTAGTATTTCATCAACTATTGATTTAGTAAATGTTTTCCAATTCAACTCACCTTTGGTAATAAAGTCAAACAGTATGTCTTCCATACCTCTGACTGCTGTGTCAAACACTGCTTCAGCTTGGGCACTAGCATTGGTAGCATTTTCAACATAGCGTTTGAATGCTGTTTCCCAACCCGCTTCCCATGTTCTTGACATTTGATAGTGTTCATCTGTTAGATCATGTAATTCTTCTAGTCCACGGTTGGCCGCTTCATAGTAACCGTCAATAATGTCTTGATCATAAGGCTCATTAGCGGCATCTTTCAGTCTCTTGTATGCATCAACTTGCATTTGTGCTGATTCTCTTGCGGCTCTAGCAATATCATAGTGTTTCTTCTCAATCTCCGTCATTGTGATCTGTGCAATTTCATCTTGCACAGCACGGATCTCATCTTGTAGATCTAACTGTTGCTGAATACCAAACTGTTTTAGTTGATCTAATTCTATTTCTTTTTGTTTTATTGTTAGTAGCTCTGTTAGAGCTTCTTTTTGTTCTTGAGTGCTTTTAATTAATACTTGTTCAGCGGCTAATAACTGTTTAGTTGCTTCTGCTTTGAATTGAGCACCTTTACCCGCATCATTTTGTATCTTATTGATTTTTTCTTGTATTCTTGCTCGCTGATTAGTAAGTTGAGCTTCAGCATCACCTAATGCACGACTAAGGTCTAGTTGACTTTGTCCTCGACCAATAGCTTCTGTTTCTAATTCTATTTTCTTACGCAGTGCTTGATTACTTGCGTCATACTTCTGTGTAAGGCTAGCTAGTTCAGCTGAGAGACCTGCTGTCTGCAGTTTAAGAACTTCTGCTAGGTTCTGACCATCATTTGATGTTTTAGCTACCTCTTTAAGTTCTTTACCAACTTCCTTGACCTTTTCTGCTGTCTTTTCAGCTTCGTCACCACCTAGTTTGAAGTAGGTGTATAAGCCTGTGCCTAGACTAATGGCACCCACTGCTAATTTAACAAATATGTTTTTGCTTAATACTCCATTAAGCACACCAAATGCTTCTGCAATAGCTATAATTTTACTTACTGCCGCGGCTGATATAAATGCTACAAAGGCCGCTGTTAGTAATGCAATATTGTCTATAACAAGAGTAATGGCTTTACCAATAACACTACCAAACTCTTTGAATCCTTCTTGGTTTTCTGTAATAAATTTAGTAATTGTTGTGGCCGCGTCTGCTAGAGCTTCATTTAGTCCACCTTGACCAATAGCATCACTGGCATTGTCAATAGCATCACCTAGATTGTTAAATGCTTGACTGACATTGTTCATTCTACCTTCAACAGCACCACCAAATCGTTCATTCAATCCATCTTGTAGAGCTGTTAGTATTTTTTGTGCACCTTGTGCTGATTTACCTAGGTCTGATATTTCAAGTCTTGATACACCAATCTTTTCACTTAGGATATCAAATACTGGAATACCACGATCAGCTAGTCTGTTAAGTTCTTCTAGACCCAAACCACCTGCTGTTGTTCTAGCAAATAGATCTGTTATGGCCTGTAATGCACCCACAGAGTCAGCTGTTATGGCCGCAGTGTCTTGGAATGTGTTTAACAGTTCAGTGGTAGGTTGAATACCAGCCGCTTTTAACTTAATAAATGTTTCTGTTAGTTGTTCAACTGAGAATATACTTGATGTAGCAAACTTCTTAATGTTGTCAAATGCTTCTGCACCAGCTTGACTGTCTTTCATCAATAGCTGTAGTGATGTTCTAAGGTCTTGGAACTTACTTGCAGTATCTACAATACCTTTGACAGCAAAACTACCCGCTATGGCGGCACCTAACTTAACAAAGCCTGAGGTTAGACTTGAAGTCTGCCCTTGTAGCCCTTTAAGGTTTGAGTTTATCTGGCGAAAGCCAGCTTTGGTTTGGTCAACTAGTTTTACATTAATGTCTGTGCTAGCCATCTATAGATTCCTTGTGATTTCTTCTAACTTTGTTTTAATAAACTTTAGAGTAGGTGCAGTCATACCCTTAGGACTTTTGCGTGAATAACCACTGTCAAGTTTACTAGCATAATCATAGTTAGCTCGAATAGTTGTGCCGGATACTCGGGTCTTGTTACGAGCATTACCTGTTCGTTTAGGTGTGTTTGAAACAAACACCTTATGAGCCTGTTGAGGCAGTTTGGCTATTTCTTTTGATAACTGCTCAAACTGCTTCAGTGTATCCTTGGTATCAACTGTTATTTTAATCACTTTGTTTTCCTAACATTGTCAATCATAGACTGCATTTGGTCTTGCGTAAGTGCTGGAGCTGGAGGAGCTTTGCCTGTTCTTTCAGCTTCATCACGCTCTCTGATGTAGTTTTCGTAACGCTGACTAAGTTCAGCTATTTCAAAATCTCTACTATCTGCTCTTTCAATGAGTTCACTTGGTAGAACTCCATACCTCTTTGCGACCCAGTCTATTCTTGCTATTAGAATTAGGTCTCTGTCGTCTTTTGTGATAGCTCTTTTGTTAACTTTCCCAACTGTTCAACCACCTTATTGATTACCTTCAACTGTATGTCCATTGGTAAACTCCTTTCTTCATCTAGAGCTGGCTTACCATCTTTGTTACGAATTAGTTCTTTAACTAACTCAGTTGTGGCTTCAAAGTCTGTTGAATCTACTCTGGACATTTTAACAAATGTTGCGATGTCTTGTCTGTCATACATCCAAAATGACACTGCTTCACCATACTTGGAGACAGTATCTTCATCATCTACTTTGATTTCTAATAATTGGGGTTTTGATGCTAGTTTTGATAGTTCCATTAGTCTTCCTCTCTGTTAATCATTTCATTAATTACTGCTATCTGAAAAGTTAATCTATTGCGTGCTTTGTCTACATCTTTGCGAGCACAATTAACTTCGTTTAGAGCTTTAGCTGTTTCAGCTAACATACTCTGTAGTAATTCTCGGTCTGTTTTATTCTGTAAAACTTCCATTAATCTTGTTCCTTCTTATCTGTATTTATGTTGAGATAAAAGGGCATAAACTACTGCCCTTATTATCCTTAATACTATTACTACTACATCTACTAGGCTACGGTATATTCACCGTCAACAGTAATTGTAATTGGTGAAACCCAAACAGGAGAATCAGCTGATACTGTAGGTGCTAGACCTGTAATATAACCTTTTCCTGAAATAGTTTTACCTGTAGTTCCTGTAGACTCATCACCTAAATATAGGCTAAATTCTACTAGGTTTTTACCATTACTCATACCAAAGATACCTGCTAATGAAGCTGTGCCTGCGGCACTTGTGCCATCACCAAAGAATGTTGTTTGGTCAAGCACTAGGTTCATTGAGATACTGTTTGTTGATGTTGTAGCAACATTTTTCTTAGCTGTTTCATCCAACTGTGTCCAAGTAAACACGTCGTTTGAAGCATTCACTGTCATGTCTTGAAGACTTGGCACAACCATTGCGTCGTTGGTTGCGTCTGCATCAATTTCAAGAGTTAGTGTAGCTTCTACGCCTGTCACACCTGGTGCTGGATAGATATAATCTGCCATTATTGTTGCTCCTAATTAATAATTAACTTCGAAAAGTTAAAAGTAAACTCTGTTACCATAGTATCGCCATCAAAACTTGTTTCTACATCAGTTTGACGCTGACGCCATCCTTGAGTAAGGTCTTGCAACCTAGTCTGTTTAACAGTTGATACCATAGTGTCATAGCTTGTTGGTAAGTTTTTTGCGTCTGTTGATACAAAGACAGTGACCTGTGTAGTTTCATCAACTATTGAGCCTCCATCTAATGTGTCAATCAAAGGGTCTTGGGCTGTTTGTGGCTGATTGACATATATCTTTTTCATATTCTTAAGATACAATGGATTATCCGTTGCGTCCCAAGGTAATTCCTCACTTATACCAAAACCTGTTACAGTATTTGCTTTTAAGTAAGTTAAGATAGTGTCTCTCATCGCACTCTCCTTAGATTAACTACGCTTGGTGCTTTTTCTGCAGATTCTACAGTAGCATCACCATCATAGTCATACCAATCACCAGCAGTCAATAATTCACCTAACAGTTCATTATATTTTGCTTGGTAATGGCCAATCTTTTGACGCTCAGCATTGTTCTCATCACTAAAGTCTGCTATCTTAGGCATGATGTAGTAGTAGAAGGAATGAAATACACATAAGTCTGTGAAATCATTCTGTCTACTCAATATCTTTGCCGCATCTAGTTCTGGAATGTCTGCTACAGACTGGACGGAAGTGCTACTCTGTTTCAAGTAGTAACTTCTCCACCAATCTGTTGAGCGTAGTTGGGAGAGGATGCGTTCTGTTGATCTAATTAATAGATCTTCCACAACATCCACAGTCAAGCCTTCATTTGCCTCAAACACACGCTGGTCTCTGTCACTCACATCATCATATGTTGCGAATGATAAAACCGTTGTTCCTTGATTAATGAAAGCCATAATCAATACCCTCTTATACGTTGACTAGTTGGATACCACGATTAGCATCAACAACACCAACGCCAGCATGGATAGATGCAACAACATCGTTACCAACTGCCGCCGCTCTACGAGCAACTTCAATATCAACATTTTTTTGCATAGCAAGTCTTGCCGCATCAGGGCCAAAGATAAAGCCTGAATGTGCCGCAGGAACTAGAGCTGATTGATACATTTGAACACCAGCGTATGTGCCTACATAACCATTTCTTAAAGCTTCAGTTTGGAATTCACCACCAGCAAAGTTAGCGTTTGCAAATAAGTTTTTCATTAGGTTTGCCGCTTCAGCTGTTGATAGGATACCTACTAATTGTCCCATTTCACCAGCACCACGAATTTGTGCTACAGCATCAAAGATTGAATCACCTGTCATAGGAACTGAATCTGTTGTTGAAGCTGTTAAGTCTGTTGCTAGAGCTGTTAACACTGCTGTGTCGTATGCTTTTGCTACTGAGTTACCTAAAACTCGTCCTAGTTCTACAGGATCAATTCCACCTAGGTCACGAACTACTGAACGAGCCGCATATAAGTCTACTGGAATTGTTGCTGTTGTATCACCAATAACTTCAGCCGCTAAATCGCCTGCTGTTTCTGATGAAATTGTTGTTGCTGACACTTCGCCTAATAGTGGAACCTGTGCAGATTGTGAACCTGCTGGCACATTTACCATTGGGATAAGTTGTCCGCCTAAGAACAATGATTGTTCCTGAGCTGTATAAATCGTAGCTGCCTTAGTAGGTGTTACTAGACCTTCTAAGCTGTAGCCTGATAGATATTCATTTGCCATTTTGTATGACTCCTAAAAATAAAATTAAATTACTTTATACTAAGCCTTTTGATTTAGCTTCTCTATAAAGTTGTCTATGTTCTGGTTTGTTCATATCCAATTTTGCGAGGTCGAAGTCTTGATTTTGAGCAGTGCCACTAACACTTGATTTAGTATTAGTTGTTGCTGGTGTAGCCTGAACAAAGTGTGGGTTTTCTTTTAGGAAACCGTCTACTAACTGTTCTACTGATACTGGCTTACCATCATCATTGTATTTCACTGACCCTGAACCATCAATTACTTCTACATCACCGTTGTCGTTTAGTCTTACTTGATTACTCAATAAACTTTTAACCTGTTCTGGATTAACTGATTTCAACTTGGCCGCTTCATTAAGCAGTGGAGTATTAATCTTATATTCCTTAATAACGGTGTCTCTTTTTTGGATTTCACTGTTCCATTTGTCCGCCTTTTCTGATAAGATCTTTTCGAACTCTCCTTTACGGATTGCCTCAGCTTCTTTTGCTCTTTCAGCTTTGACTTTGAGTTGTTTAAGTTCATCAATATCACCTAACTCTTGAAACTGTTTTTCAAACTTTTTGGTTATGCTATTTTTTAGCCCAGCCATATGATTGTCAAACTCTTCTTGAGTATAAGTTTTAGCGTTTGATGTTGCCTGATTTTCAGTATCAGTTACTGTTTGTTCTGTTTCAGTTGCCATGATTTCTTGTTCGCTCATGTAGCGTGCCCTCCTTGAGGTAATGTTGTTGTTAAGAATAATATTTATCCTAAACAGGTTACGCCATAATAATTACGGCGTGTGTATTACAAATGAGGAAACATGCCCCTCAATGTTCTAATTGCTTCTAAAGCCTTAGCTTGATATTCTGCTCTTTGTTCTTCAGTCATTGTTTGCTCCTAACATCTTTCTACCATTTAACCTTGTTTGACCAATATGCTCCGGACATCCTCCCTTTGGCTATGTTTTTAGCATGTCTAGCTTTGAAACTAGCACGCCTAGCCTTTTGTGCTTTGGATTTAGGCTTTTTACCCGCACCCTTAACACCTTGCTGTCCAAAGCGTATCAGTTTAATCTTATCACCTACCTTGGCTAGAACAGCATGACTCTTAGTCTTATGACCACTAGTGCGTTTGGGCTTGTTATAGCCTTGAAACTGTTCTCCTCTATAGGTAATCACGATCTAATACTTCTTCTTTTTACCAGTTTTCTTTTTCTTTTTCTTTTTATACATGTTCCCATCCTTGTTCTTGTAGTTCTAGGTGTTCTTCATAACTTGTAACAGTTCTTTCCTCACCTGTTTCCGGATCCTTCATAACATGTGGCACAAACTCCACTTCTTCCATATACTCTTCACCAAAGTGTGCTTCAACTATTTCACGTTCAAGCATTGCACCCAGTGTAGGATCTAGGATAGTTTTTCTAGTTTCTAATAACAGTTTGATGTCATTCGACACATCTTTGATACCAAAACTATTTGGATAATCAATTACACCGTCCCATTGGTAGCCTTGATACTCTGCAAATAACTTCCATAACTGTTCTTCTGCTAGCTCTAGGTTATCTGCTTTCTCTGACAAGCGTGCATTTAACAGTTGAAACTCTGTGTCCATAGCAACACCTGACATTGAACGACTTTCGGTTGCTCTTACAGCACCTGTATTGGCCATTTTATCAATTGACTCTACAAGACTTTGTTTTGTTTTTAGTATTGAGTCTACATTAGCACCCGATGTTGTAAGCACATATGGTTTCAACGCTGGATCTAGGTCTTCTGGCATGTGTATCAATGCACCAGCACCTGTTCCAATGTTTACATTTGGTGTTGTTACCATACTAGGATGACTGTCTAGTCTTATTGACTGTTCTATTTCTGAATTAAGATTGTATATCATCTTTTGTGCATCAGCAATGTCTGCAATGTCACCTACACCAACACCACGCATGGTAGACTTCTTGTTGTATACACATACACATGGTATCATACCTAGTCCGTTTGGTTCTGAATAGTCTTCTGTTATAATACCTTCATCTTGATCTACTACTGATGTTTTTATTTCCTGTGGAGTCCATTCTTTAACTGTTTTAATGGATCCATTGATCTCTTCTACATATTTGATATAGTCTAAACTATAACGGCCTGTTCTATCACGAGTATATGACCAATCTAACATCATTAAAGGTGTTATCATTGACACATATGGGCAAACACCATAATCTAATTCTTCTTGACGGTTCTGTGCACCAATGTCTGGCTTGGCCATTATGACCCAACAGTGTCCAAATACACTTGACCATGTTGCTACATCTTTCATAAATGCATCAAGACTACGACCATCTAGGTCTGCATCTTTAAGAAACTTTTCTACTTCTGGTAGGCCTTCTATACTACCATATTCTCTTGTAGGTTGTTCTCTAAACAAGAATGAATTGTAGACCTGCACCACTGATTGACAATGGTTTTCTAAAGGTGTTGTGTTAATTCTAGCTGAGTATTCTCTCTCAGACTCTAGTTGATATTGTGTAAGGTGATGTCCATCTTGATAAACTTCACCACCAATATATGATTCAAACTGGTATTCCCAATTCTGTTGACTGTCCGTGTAAATTGGATTACCCGATAACAGTGCTTCTACTGCTTGTTTTAATATTGTTGATGCCATGTGTGTAGGTTCCTATGTAGTATCTTATTTATCCAATTGCATGACCCCATCGCTGTGGAGTTGGCATTGGTTTACTATCTTTGACAAGTGGGAACAAGTAGTCGACACAGTAACTTGCGGCATCAAACATATGATCATAACCATTCTTGTCGGGTATTTGTGTTCCTTCTTTATAACTAAACTTCTCTAGACTTTCTATAGTGTGCTTACAGTTTGGACTTATGTATAAGTGACGCTGGCCATCACTTGAACATAGTCTAGCATTGTATGAGTTGATACGGTCCTTGACTGCATTGTGCTTGCGTGGACTCTTAACTATGAATCCATTATTACTTAGGATTGAGTGATCAGTAGCTCCACCTGCTGATGTTTTACGCTGTGTGCCACTAGGGTCAGGATAAACAAATACCTTTGATCTAGGATAACGATTCTTAATCTCATCACACATGTCTTGTGTATTAGCTGAGTGCATGTTTATCTCATCAAACTGTAGTAAGGTATCATCCTTACGGATATGTATAGCGGCTGTAATTGGTGATACATTGAAGTCAATTCCAATATGTAGAACTTTTAAGTCTGGATCCTCTATCTTGATAACATTATGCTCACGATCAAAGTTATATGCAATACGACCCATATACTGTTCGAAACTTGCTTCAAACTCTTGCCTAAATGTTCTAGAATCTAGATCCTTACGAGCTTGTTCTATCTCTTCTAAGGGTATGTTACCACCTTCAATACTAGTATATTGAAAGCTAGACCAATTTCTGCTGTCTTCTTGATTACGCATAAACAAATCATAAAACCAATTTGATTTGCCTGTTGGTGTTGATATAAACATAACATCACCTTGAGTATTTGACACAGTTGCTCTCAACACTTCTGACCATGCTCTAGGATCAATCATTGCGGCTTCATCCATAACAATAAAGTTATATTCTAGTCCACGCAGACTATCAAAGTTATCAGCACCACGAATGTTAATCTTTGTGCCGTTGATTAATTGTATATTGAGATCACTTTCATTAATCTTCTTGACCCAGTTTAGACTTATTAGTTTGGCTTTGAGGTTATCCCATACAATACCTTTGGCCATTCTGTATGTTGGTGCTACATATAGGACTTTTTGTTCTGGTTGTCTAGCATAGCGAGCTAGTTCTCTAACAGCTAGAAATGTTTTACCAAAACGACGCCCTGCACTTACGACACGGAAACGGTGAGTATCACTGACTATCGTCTTCTGTGGTTGGCTCAGTGCCATCTAACGCCTCTGTTGTTTCATCGTCTGACCATGGTAATACTTTGGCATCGTCTGTGGTCAATGGTTGATCCATCATTCCTAGGAAGTTCTTTGACATGTATATCTGCATCACTGCTGAATTATGTTGTATAGCATTGTTCAACATTGCCCTACGTAGTGATATACGCATTCCTTCACGACCTTTTATTAATTCTGCCGCAAAGTTCCTTCTTAGAGTGTCGGGTTTGATACCTAACCATCGAGCTATTTCAATATCTTTACAGCCAATTGCCGCTAGTTTTTCTACTTCACTAGGGTCAACTACTATATTATCTCTGCCAACAGGCAAGCCCATAAAAGTGCCTTCTACTAGCTCTTTAGGTTTTGGTCCTGTTTTCTTTGGATGTTCTTTCATTAGTATGCCTCTTTATAGCATAATATTTATCAAGTATTAAGG